TAGTTGTTGTCAACAAGTGATTTGCTTCTCTTGGCAAACTCACGGAACATCTTTTTCTTGTCCCTCCGCATTTTCGTATATTTGATTAAAATCTATTTTATGGACGACAACCTCCAATTCTTCAAAGAACTTAAGCTTATCGCTGTAAAGTTAGAGAACTTACTTGATAAGCACGATGTCAGAGAAAAGGCTGTATCTATTTTTTCTGTCGGGTTGATCGAAGAGATCGATGAAGATAGAGCAAAGATGAGAGTGATGCACACGTTTAATATCTGCGATGAATCAGAGATTGATGAGTTGTGTGAGCTTGTTAAGGAGGAGTTTAAAAAACAGAAGAACCAGTCTGACGATGGATACGACGAAGACCTTGGTTTCTTTTTGAATTGACATGAATCAACAAGACGGACTGATTAGAAAGATCATCCTTGGGAGAGATCCGAAAGATGGTATGGCCTACTACGTGGGTATGAGAGCGGGTAGTGGTGAAGTATCTGCTATTCTCAAAGACGAATACTACGAACATAAAACTGGTGGGGATAGGTACATTGTATACCTCCAGACAGATGATGGGGTTGTACCTTGGAAGTCTGTAGAAAATATGCCCTGCACTATAGAATACGATTTAAAGTTCTGATGACTAGAAATAATCTAACTACTGACGGATCTGAGTTTGTTTTACCAAACGGAACTTCATACACTGGTTTGTATCATGTGCATGTTGATTCTGGCGCAATGGTTGGACCTCGTCATTCGACAGTTAGTCATTCTACTTTAATTCCTGTAAATGATGAAGCTGCTCAAAAGGTTGCTTCCATTCAAGCCGAGTTAAGAGCCGATCAATTAAGGCAAAGTAAAATTCAATCAATATCGTCAACCCCCACTATTATGACTTCAAGTGGAGGCGGTGGAGGTGGCGGCTACTAATTAAAATGAAAACTTTAGATCTGTTTATCGTTGAGCTGGAATCCCAAACCAATGATACCATTAAGACCGAAAGCGGTCTGGAACTTTACATTGACACAAAGTTCAATCAGTTTGAACACAGAGTAACAGAAGGCCCAATAGTAGCTTCCCCTGGTAAATACAATACTGGGGCAAAAGCTGGGGATACTCTGTACTTTCACCACTTAGTTGTTATGAACGAGGGTCAGGTCTTGACTGGGAATGACAACCACTACTTGGTTCGTTATGACGACGAGCACACTATCAACAATCAAGCTATCGCATACAAGTGCAAAGACACAGGTGAGGTACATCCTCTCGCTGGGTGGGTGCTGCTTACTAGCGTAGAAGAAGAGAGCGATGTACAGTCTGACTCTATCGAACTTGTAGAGCTTGAAGAAAGACTCCCAAGGAAAGGGAGAGTAGCTTTCGATACGCCTTGGGGTGAATACCTAGGCGTTAAGAAAGACGATATCGTTGGGTTCAAAGAGAACAGAGATTACCGCATTACTATCGACGAGGTGGAGTACTACCGTGTTCGAGCAATCGATTTGCTGTATGTCGAGGAAGAAGTTCACAACGATTGATGCAGCCGAAAGGTTGATGGGGAGTATGGAGGAGGCGATCAACAACATGATCACCGAGATCCGTAAACCTGTAGACCCTGAGATAAACGGGTCAGCTAGAAAAGCAGAATTACAATCTATTAAACAAACTGCCATTGACTGCAAGGAGTTGCTTGTCGAAAGACAGAAGCTCGAGCAGATGGTAAAGGATCTTAAGTCTGGCACATTTGACGGTGAGAAAGACGGAGACTTTAGCAGTGGATGGGCAGAGCGAAACGCAAAAAAATGAAACTGATTCTATCTATTCTTATCGTTGTTCTTTGCAGCGGATGCTACACTACTAGACAGTTTGAACCAGTGAAGTTTCCAGGGACAGGTCACCTTGATTGTGACTGCATGAAAAAGAAGAAACCTTCTATTGTCAAGTGTCCTAAGCTGTAGTCATGGACAGTACCACCCCTATTGTTATTTGTCCTAACGGGACTTTTGGGGAGGTTGTGGAGATAGGGGATATCCCTATTGCCCTGCCTGCTAAACCTAAGTCTGTATACAAAAGGTCAAAGAAAAAGTCTGAGCAGTATTGGGAGAGGCTCCCCATCCCAGAAGAGATTAGACGTATTAAGTCTATGGATGAGTGGTTGGAGATGCCACGAGAGTTTAGATCTAAGTACTCCCCATACATTGAAGAAGAGTTTAAACGAAGGCGTGATGGCTTTTGGTTTATGAACAACGGGGTGGCTACTTATATTACAGGTAGGCACTACATGACTTTGCAATGGAGCAGATTTGATATCGGCGCTCCAGATTACTTGGATTTCCAGAGAAAGATCTTTATTCACTTTGCAGCATGTGAAGCTGATTCTAGATGTATAGGTCAGTTGTACGTAAAGTGTAGACGTTCTGGGTATACTAACATATGCTCATCTATTCTCCTTGATGAAGGCACTCAAGTAAAAGACAAGCTGCTGGGTATACAATCTAAGACAGCAAAGGATGCTCAAGAGAATATCTTTATGAAGAAGGTTGTGCAGATGCACAGAGCATACCCTTTCTTTTTTAAACCTATTCAAGATGGTACAACTAACCCGCGCATGGAACTAGCGTTCCGAGAACCATCAAAACGAATAACTAAAAATAATAAGACCTCTCAGAGAGGGGAGGCTTTGAATACAGTTATAAACTGGAAGGCTACCACTAACAACGCATACGATGGTGAGAAGCTACATTTGTTTTACTTAGATGAAGCAGGAAAATGGGAAAAACCTACAGACATCAGGGAAGCCTGGAGGATTCAAAGAACGTGTCTAATCGTCGGTCGAAAGATCGTGGGAAAGGCTCTAGTAGGAAGCACCGTAAATCCAATGGACAAAGGTGGAGAGGAGTTCAAGGTTCTATGGGGGGAGTCCAACCCTTTGGAGAGGAATCAGAATGGGAGGACTAAGTCTGGGTTGTACAGACTATTTGTACCAGCTTACGACTCACTAGAAGGTTTCTTTGACAAGTATGGGTTACCTATCGTTGATGATCCCGAATTTCCTGTAGAAACAATCGATGGGGATTTTGTAGAGCAAGGGGCTAAAACTTATTTGAAGAACGAAAGGGCTGCATTTAAGAACAGTGCTAAAGACCTGAACGAGGTTATACGTCAGTTTCCATTTACCCCAGAAGAAGCATTTAGAGATAGTGTTGAGGGGAGTTTGTTTAACATCGGTAAGATCTACGAGCAGATCGATTACAATGATGAGCTATACCCCAACCCTGTAGTTAGGGGTAACTTTATGTGGAAGGAGAAAGATAAAGAAGTAATCTTCTCCCCTAACAATACTGGTAGGTTTAGAGTTAGCTGGATGCCACACCCTGAGAACAGAAACAAAGTTATCGATGTTAGAGGGAAGAGATCACCAGGTAATGCTAACTACGGGTGTGGTGGTGTGGATAGCTACGATATCGATGCTACTGTAGATGGGCGGGGATCTAAAGGGGCTTTGCACATGTACAACAAGTTCAACCTAGATGGGGCATCTAATATGTTTGTTGTGGAATATGCAGCCCGCCCAGACCTAGCAAAGATCTTTTACGAAGACGTACTGATGTGTGCTTTTTATTACGGGTATCCGCTGCTCATAGAGAACAACAAGTATGGGATAGCTAGGTACTTTGAAGAGAGGGGGTATGACGGTTATTTGATGGAGAGACCGCAACACTTATCCAACCCCAACTCTAGAGTAAATGTCAAGACTAAAGGTATCCCGTCTAACTCACAAGATGTTATTCAGTCTCACGCACAAGCAATCGAGCAATACATACATGACCATGTAGGTTTTAATGCTGATACTGGTGAGTACGGTGGGATGTATTTTAATAAAACGCTAGAGGACTGGATAGGGTATAAGATAGACAAGCGTACTAAGTTTGACCTCACTATTAGTTCTGGTTTGGCTTTGCTTGCTGCTCAGAAGTTTAAACCTAAAAAAGAAGCTGCTAGGTTTGACGAAAGAAAGTTTTTCAGGCGGCACAAGACACGCGGATAGCAGTCTGGCAATATAACTATATTTGCAATACTTAATATCTTGTGTGAATAATGTATAAGAATAAGAAGAAGGAAGGGAGAAACTTTCCTGATCCACTCGCCCCACAAGATCAAAAGGTTAAGAAAGAGTATGGGCTGAGGTACGCCCGTGCTATTGAAAACCAATGGGGTACACTTGATGATCAGAACTCTTTGTATAAAAGACGTAATGATCAGTTTGAGGTGAACAGGGATTACGCTAACGGAACCCAAGACACCACTATATATAAAAGTCTGCTTACTGCGCTAAACCCTAACGATGGGGATGGCAGCTTGTTAAACTTGGATTTTACCCCTGTACCTATTCTCCCCAAGTTTGTTCGTATTGTAGTAAATAAGATTCTGTCAAAAAACCCCTACCCTAACATTGAGGCGGTAGATCCTTTGTCTTCTTCTGAGAAAGACAGAGAGAAAAACAGAATTAGAGTACAGACGCAGCTCAAACCACAGCTTGAACAGCTTAAGCAACTTACTGGTGGTCTGGTGTTAGATGAAGACCCAGACAACTTACCAGACACTTTAGAAGAGGCAGAGATCTTTCTTGAAACAAACATCAAGACTGACGCTGAGATTTCTGGTCAGATTGCAACCAATCTTACTCTAACTTGGAACAATTTCTACGACAATACCTTTAGACGTTGCGTTAATGACCTCGCCTCTTTAGGTATGTCTGTCATTAAAAGAAGTAACGACCCTAACTACGGTATTAAGACCGAGTACGTAGACCCTAGCACGTTTATTCATTCTCACACAGAAGACCCGAACTTTGATGACATTACGTACGCTGGTCACATTAAGCGTATTAGTATTCAAGAATTAAAGAGACTTGCTGGGGATCAGCTTACTGAAGAGCAGTATAAAAAGATTGCAGAGAAGTCAAAGCATAAAAGCTACAACGACAGTAGCAAGATTTACAATAAAGACTACGATAAGTATATGAACAAGAATGTCTACGGGTACGATGAGTACATGGTAGATATTTTGGAGTTTGAGTTTCTTTCTGTCGATTGTATGCACTTCGAAGAAAAAGAAAACAGATATGGGAATACTGGCTTTTATTATGAAGGCTATAAGTACAAGGAGAAGAGGGGGAGCATCTATGATAGAACGCCACACAAAATGGATGTGGTTACTGTTTATGGTGGTACTTACGTTTTGGGTTGTGGCTATCTATTTGGCTATGGGATGAAAAAGAACACACCTAAGAATGCTCACGACCTAACCAGGGCTAGGCTTTCTTACAGTGTTGTATCCACTAACCTTCGCAGAATGCAACCCAAGTCGATGGTTGAGAGCTGTGTTGGGTTTGCCGATATGCTTCAGATCACTCACTTGAAGTTGCAGCAAGCAATCGCAAAGGCAAAGCCTGATGGTCTGATTATCGATATCGAAGGTTTGGAGAACGTGCAGCTTGGTAAAGGTGGCGAGCTTGAGCCGCTTGACTTGCACGATATCTACGAGAAGACTGGGGTGTTCTACTACAGATCTAAGAACCCAGAGGGTGGATTCCAGAACCCCCCTGTTCGAGAGATCGGTAACTCTATTCGTAATATCAACGAGCTTATTGGTTTGTACAACCACTACTTGAGAATGATCCGTGACGCTACGGGTATTAACGAGATGATGGATGGTACAACCCCTAAAGGCGATACCCTTGTTGGAGTTCAGCAGCAGGCTATTGCGGCTGGCAACAATGCTATCTACGATATTACTAATGCCTCTATGATCTTGTTCAAAAAGGTTTGCGAGGATATCGTTAGATGTTTGCAGATTCTTCCAGAAGGAAGTGTTGTTCAACAGGCTTACGCAAATGCAATCGGGGAGGAGAATGTAAAAGCTTTATCTTCATTTAGCGATCTGTTCATGTACAACTTTGGTGTTACTGTACAGAAAGAAATGGAAGACCAGGAGAGAGCATTCCTCGAGCAGAATATACAAGTTGCGCTGGCACAACAAACCCTCGACCTTGAAGACGCAATTGCTATTAGGAACCTTAAAGATATTAATCAAGCCGAGCGATTGCTTATTGTTAAAAGAAAAAAGAGAATTAAACAGCAGCAAGAAGTTGCAGCTCAGAACTCTCAGATTCAAGCACAACAGGCAGCGCAGGCAGCACAAGTAGCTTCTCAAGCTAAAGCTCAAGAAATGCAATTGCAAGCTCAGTTGAAAGCTCAAGAAATGCAACTTCAGTCTGAACTTGATATTCAGGTTGCTGCTGTGCGTCATGAGTTTGAAAAAGAACTTGCCGCTATCAAAGCTTCAGTTACAAAGTCTATTGCAGGAGAGGGTAATGAGTTTAGACTTGGTTTGGAAAAGATGAAAGAAGATCGAAAGGATGAACGAGTAGGTTTGCAGACTGAAGATCAATCTAAACTTATCTCTCAGCGTCAAGGCAAAAGAGGGGAGGTTACTAAATTAAAAGAAACAGGAAATGTCTTGTTGGATATTTCTAGAAAAGTAATAAACGAGCAACAAAATGGCGAAGAGGGTCAATCTTGATACGTCCGAAACAGTAAACATTACTTGTAGACGCGGTGACACATTTAGTCTTACGCTGACTCTAAAAGATTCCAGCGGTACAGCTATTCAGTTGTCTACGCTTGGGTATGAATTCCTTATGGAGGTTAGAGATCAGCTTGGTGCTGTTTCTGCTTCAAAGAATTCTAACATTATTATTGGTAGTCCTGGTGTTGGGAGAGTATCCGACACTGGGTTGTCTTTCACTTTTACTACCGATGATAGTGGTAATGTAACGATTACTGCTTCTGCTGAGTCCATGAGAAGCGTACCTGCTGGATCTTATGTTTACGATTTGCAGCAAATTGTAGGTGGAGTACACACTACTATTATTGAGGGTTCTTTTGTTGTTAACGAAGATGTTTCTAAATCTATCGTGTAATGGCCGTTACTATAACGTCTGGGGATACCATTAACATTACCGTTACTCAGGGTGCTAGTAGCTCTGTAACAATTACATCTAAAGGTCCGAAGGGGGATACTGGAGAGACTGGTGCTACAGGTGCTACAGGTGCAACGGGAGCTACTGGCGCTGCTGGTGCTGATGGTAAGACCTATACCATCTCATGCGTGGATGGCGATAACTCTGATGAAGAAAAGATTAGGCTTACTGACAGTGACGGAACCACGGATGATGTAGTTCTTGAGGCTGGTACAGGAATGTCTATCGCTAGATCTGGCGACAAGATTACTTTTACTAACACTGTATCAGACACTAACACTCAGTTAACTACTGAGCAGGTGCAGGATATTGTTGGCGCAATGTTCAGCGGCAATACCGAGACACGTATATCTGCTACATACGAAGATTCTGATGGCACGATAGATCTTGTAGTTGATGACATGACTGCAAACACTCAGTTAACCACTGAGGAAGTTCAGGACATAGTCGGGGGGATGTTTACTGGGAACACTGAGACTGGTATCTCCGCAACATACGAAGACAGTGATGGCACTATTGATCTAGTCGTCTCGGGTGGCGGCTACAAGCTACTACAGACTTACTCTTACTCCGATACAGGAACTACCGATAAGTTTTTCGTGCAGAATGCTACTACAGAACTCTCTGGGAGCAACGCAGCAAGAGACTATCGTTCAGCGTATGCAATTCCTGTAGCAGGATCTATTGGCGACTGCACTATGCTGGGGGCTGTTGCTGTCAATGGTAATGCATACAGACTGTATGTATGGATAAACAATACCTCTACTTACTATGCAGAGGCTACAGGCGGCAATGGAGTAGGCGATAGATACACTGTAAGATGGACATCTTGGAAAAATGTTTCTGACGACTCGGATGCATCTGACCCATCATTTTCAGCAAATGACTACTTAGCATTCCAGCTTGTTCCTACTGGTGTGCTGGCTAACCCTGGTAGTGTATCACTTTCTGTACTAACATCGCACACATGACAATAGCAGATTACCAGTCAATGACTCATGAAGAAAAGAATAACCTTTTTTCAGAAGAGATCATTAACGTATTTGATGAAATAATTTCTAGAATAGAAGCATTAGAGAGATCATGAGAGACCTAAACAGAATCATCCTGCACTGCTCTGCAACTAGAGAAGGAAAAGACTTTAGCGTAGACACTATTCGTGGATGGCACGTAAACGGTAATGGCTGGTCGGATGTCGGCTACCATTGGGTTATTCGTATTGATGGAAGTATTGAGGTTGGCCGTCCACTAGAGAAGTCTGGCGCTCATACTAAAGGTCACAATAAAGACTCAGTCGGGGTGTGCTACATCGGTGGTTGTGACGGTGGTGGCAAACCGAAAGACACCATGAATCCCGAGCAAGAGAAAGCCTGGAGAATGATCGTACTGTCTCTACGCACTTTGTATGGTAATCACATTACTATTCACGGACACAACGAGTTTGCTAACAAAGCCTGTCCTAGCTTTACTGTTAAGGAGAAGTTTGCTGATATGTATTAGCCATGAAAAACATTGCTTTACTTCTACTTGTATTCTTGGCGGCTTGCGCCCCTAAACAAGCGTACACTCCACGTCATTACGAGCCAATTGATTATCACGCTACACCATTTACCACAGAGGTAGAATGGGATATGGATTTTGGTGGCACTGTTCAGATGGCGTTCTACTGCGAAACTATTTTTATCACCATAGAGAAGGGAGAGTTTGGTGACGTTAACCTTGTTGTAAGATCTGACAAAGATTGAAAAAGCTCATTGTAGCTGCGTTGATCCTCGCCGTAGGATGTGCAGCACCTAAGAAAGGATACGACTACAAGGCTCATTCGAAGAAGGGCAAGTCCGTAAAATACAAAGGTGATCTAACTAAATACAAGTGCAAAAGAGGTAAATGAAAGCTCCGCTGACCTTTGAGCAGTTCGTAAAAAACCCCACCATGGCAGTGTTCTTTCTTGTGACTCTGGCGGTGGGGTATCTTTATGTGGACAATAGGATGAACTACACGGATCAGATTGAAAAATGTTCTGAGCGCACAGTTTACCTCGAAGGAAAGGTTGAGCAGTTATCCATAAGACTGCACAAGAGCGACAGCATCCTAGCCCGTACTGCCGCTCGACTAGAAATACTGAACGAACTTGCGAATAAAGAATAAGTACATACTAGCTATAGCGACGGTGGTTATCCTATGTACGCTGTTTATCCGCAACTGCAACAACGAAGTCAGTACGGTTGAGTTTACCTATGATCCTACAATACAGTATGAGTATGAGACAGTTACCGATACGGTAACTACTGTTGTCACTCAGACTAAGATTGACACCATAGTCATTGAGATCGAAGAGACGATCAACAACATCATGGACAAGACCGAAACCATTGTCAAGGAGGTGGTGAGGGAGAGAGATAGTATGGTGGTTCGTATTGTCGAGCTAGAGCAGGTGACTAACATCACCGTGTACGATACCGTAAGAGTGTATGTTCCTGTACAGCCAGACAGCGTTACGATTTATAACGTGTGGGAGTATGAGACCTTTGATGGCAAGGTGACGAGAAGCACTAGGGACACTGTTCAAAGTAACACAGTATACAGACATTACGCACAGAAATACATAATGAAATGAGAGCAATGCTAATCACAATAGCCATCCTATTAACAGGATGCACCAAAGCCATCACCCCAGAACAACGACTAGCAACGCAATCGTTAGAGGAACTACTTCAAGGAGAGTACCACTGCTATAGAGCAGAGTACCCTGACGGTAGTGACACCTATCACTTTAATGCATCCGTGATGCTTGAGCTTATTGGCGACTGGCAAACTAACCCGTCTGCGTTCGACTTGAATGATGACCAGATTGTAGATACTCCAGACATGCTTAATGGAATCGGCGGGTATGGGTCTCTACAACCAAACTATCCTTCACTAGCAGAGTTCACCCCGTTCGACAACTTCGGTGAGGGTAATACATGGTTGACCTATACAGGATCAGATCCCGATATTATATTCGGCTGGATGCATCGCACTCCATACGACGAAACTAACGAAGCGAACTACATAGGCTACGAAGGGATTTACACATGGACGCTTGATGTAGTACGATCTAGTGGCACAGTGTACTATTATTTCGTTTCTATATAAATAATATCTTTGTGAAATGGATAGTTCTCTAAGAAACAGAGTAAAAAGAATGCTTAAGAAGCATGGGTTGAAGGGGGTTAACAAACCGAAAGCAACCCCTAAGCACCCAAAGAAATCTCACATTGTACTCGCTAAAGAGGGGAACAAGGTGAAGCTTATTCGTTTTGGACAAAAGGGGGCTAAGACTGCTGGCAAACCAAAAGCTGGTGAGTCAGATAGAATGAAAGCAAAGCGTAAGTCATTTAAGGCTAGACACGCTAAGAACATAAAGAAGGGCAAGATGTCCGCTGCCTATTGGGCAGATAAAGTAAAGTGGTAATGGATCTGACGCAGTACGAAATTCTCGCCGTTATTGGCGCATTGGTAGCAACTTGGGTAAAGCACAAAGTAGACTACTCAAAGCTCGAAGCTAAAGTAATGGTTCTTGAAAGTGATAATGCTGAGTTTAAGAAAGACCTGAAGACATTAATTGAGGCAGTCCAAGAGATTAAGCTACTGCTGGCGAAAAACCAAGTGCAATGAAACCTGTAAAGCTTAAGAAGGGCGGGAAGCTAAAAGTATCTAGCAAGAAGATTAGCGTCGATCCACCAGAGGGTTACCACTGGATGGAAGAGTCAGGTAGGTATTACTTGATGAAAGGAGATTACAAGCCACACCCTGGTGCTGTGAAGAAGGCATCTTTTAAAATTGCTACGCATGGGTAAGATGAAGTTTAATCAGAAATATCTGAAAGGTTCGTCTAACAAAGCAAAGCGGAAGCAATTGATGGAGCAGATTGCTAAGATCTACGATAAGTATAGAGGCGGCAAGAAAAAGAAACCCTTCCCACCAGCGGTAAAGAAAAGACTCAAGGAGTTGATGAAGCAAAGAGACAAGATATGAGAGCAAAGAAGAAATTTATATTGGGTGGTCTTGTTATAGGAGCGGCAGGTAAAGCTTTGGGTGACGAAGCTGGAAGAGGGGTTGCCCGTTTTCTTGGGGATAAGATTAGAGAAAGCAACCTTGGCAAAAAGCTTGGACTAGAAGAATCGGAAGAAGAAGCAGGAGAATCAGGCGGGGGAGATATTACCATTACAATTAGCAAAGATGGTAGTACCACAACTTTCAAAAAAGGTGGTAAGGTAAAAAAGAAAAAGAAAAAGAAGAGATCACCAATGGCTAACCTTGACGCTGCCGAAAGGGAAGTGTATAGAAGAGGGTTGGCCGCTTACATGTCTTCTGGGAATAGACCCAAAACATCACAACACGCTTGGGCAATGGCTAGGGTTAAGAGTGCTTTCGGCAAGAAAGAAGCTGCTAAGATCCGAGCCAAGAAGAAAAAAGGTAAAAAGAAATAAACCTATATTTGCAAAAAGAATAATTTTTTCGTATAGAGATGGCAACTACAACTGCAACAATCACACTTTCAAGCGCGGATCTTACTGGCGATGCGCTTGCACTAACTGCTACCACTAACCTTAACAAGGCAGGTACAGTTACTGGGCTTGACCAAACTACTGGTGTAGCCAGACAAACATTTAGTCAAAACACTATTCTGACTCTTATTGATAAGACCTTGTATGACGCTGACGGTGCTCATAAAGTATATATCAGAAACACTAGCAGCACTGCTACTGAGAATATTATTGTGACTATTGAGTCTCAATCCCTTGGACGACTGTACGCTGGGGATTGGGTTCTTCTTCCGTTTAATGGGGAGCAAGACATTAAGATCACTCCGAGTGTAGCTACAGCAATGACCATCGAGTACGCAGTAATCTATCAACAAGTATAATGGCTGAGGTTAGGGTATCATTATCACTATCGTCTGCCGATGTACTGACTACACCTGTGAACATCCAGACAATTGCTTCGCTGAATGCGGATGCTGGGTATATCACCAGGTCAAAGGTGCTGAAGACAGCAGTGCATAATGATGCGCTAGTCGTCTACAAAGCAGATGATAAACTTACCTCTGCGTATCTCTACGTGAGAAACTTAGATCCAGAGAAAGAGAAATACATCTATATCTATAACGACACTGATTCAGACGCACTTGTTGCTAAGATTGCTGGTGGTGAGTTTTGTTTTGTTCCCGTTGCAGTGAACAAGACGTATAAAGCATACGCTACTAGAGTCGATACTCTGTTGGAGTACGCAGCATTTGGTTTGGATAGTTCAGCAGTAACACTTTCATAAGATGG